CTGAAGGGAACAAGACTGCTACTTTTGTAGCCTACAGCTCGTTGTTGTTGGAGTGCAGCAGTTGTAGAAAGTGACTAGCTCCTATTAAAGAGAGAGGAGACGCCAATGGGCGAGCGATCTGATCCTATCCAGTATCTAGGCCAGTATCGCACTTCCCAAAAGGGGAAGGATCTCCTTCGCCGTCTCGGAACCGAGATAGTTGTACCATCAGTTGACTGGAACAATCATTATCTGATGGAAACGGCTGGTTTCGAACTGGACACAGAGAAGGATAACAAAAGTGTCTGGAACATCGCATGGTCGATCAAGGGATTGGCCGCATTCGGAGGAGATTCAACCCGACAACCTGAGGTTCCTTGGGAACTCGCGGAACGTTTCCCCAGTGCAAACTCCGACATTCTTGGATCCGTCGGAAAACCCTTGGCCCGACCCCACCGAGCGCACGGAAGGCCTAAGTTTTCGGCCTCAAACCGAGGAGGAACGAGTAATCGTTCCACCGACGGTGGAGTACTCACGTCCTCGGGTGTCAGGAGTTTCGACTCCACAATCCGAGTTGATAGCGAACTCTCTGCTAGCGGGCTACAATTTGTACCCAATCAAAGAGTTGACTATCGACGTGCAGATGGAGGATACGACAATTCTGCATGGCGCAGCGCCTACAGTGCTACGTTGGGAATCCTCAAACCAGCGGAGCGAGCTAGGCGTATTCTCACTCTGGATGAAGTGGCTGATAAGCATATTCATCTCAGCCATTTCAGTGGTGCTCCTTTCTTTCGCAGGAACGGCGATGTACTTGAACGTGACCTTGAGCGGGCAAGGGCATTGGCTCTGGGTACTGTCAGCTTTCACCCTTACATTGCTGGCCGCAGGGTTCAGCATGGGCTGGACGCTCCGAAAGGGCGTCTTGTTTGGATGGCGCCGCTCAGTACTACTTTGCAGGGCACTCGTTATGCGAAAGCGGCACTCGCTGGAATCCGACAGTCTCGATCGTTCTCGTACGGTCGATACAAGTCGGAAATTGGAACAATCGTCGCGGAGATTGCGTCGCGCTACTCTCAAGTAGTTTCGATTGACTTTTCCCGCTTTGATGCCAGTTTGTCAGCTTTCCTTGTGAATGCTGCTTTCCAGATACTGCG